AACAATGGCATTCCACAATCCTATTCAGTCAAATGCTGGATTAGATATGTATGAGAAACCAAAAGACGGTGGTACATATGTTGTGGTTGCTGACGTTGCAAGGGGTACAAATAACGACTTCTCAGCATTTATTGTCTTTGATGTATCTACAGTTCCTTATAATATTGTTGCAAAATATCGTAACAATGAAATCAAACCTCTATTATTTCCTAATATTATCTATGATGTATCTAAGGCATATAACGAAGCATATATTATGGTTGAGGTAAATGACATTGGTGAACAGGTTGCAACTGCACTACAATTTGACTTGGAGTATGATAACCTAATAATGGCAAGTATGCGAGGTCGTGCAGGTCAAGTCGTTGGGGGTGGTTTTAGCGGTGGAAAAGCCCAACTTGGGGTAAGGACAACAAAAGCAGTAAAAAGGCTAGGATGTTCTAATTTAAAACAGATTGTAGAGACAGACAAGTTAATTATCAATGATTATGACTTAATCAACGAGTTCTCAACTTTTATTCTTAAAGGACAATCATTTGAGGCAGAAGAAGGACATACTGATGACCTTGCAATGTGTTGTGTATTGTTTGCGTGGTTGGTGGAACAAACATATTTTAAAGAGTTGACAGATGATGATATTCGTGCTAGAATGTTCTTGGAACAACAGCATCAACTAGAACAGGATATGGCTCCATTTGGATTTTTTGATGATGGATTAGGGAATGTTGATGACGCTCCAACTATGATTGATGAGTACGGAACAAGGTGGAGTCCAGTAGTTCGTTCCTATGATTCTGATTGGTAGAAAACATTAAAACCCTACATAATATCAATAATATCATTCTCTAATTTTAGAAAGCAATTTGAACAAACAACTTTAGATTTACTTATGTAATCATTTACTTCAGTTCTAGATTGTTCATTCAAACCTTTTCTTTTGGTAAGAGAACGTATTTTCCTCTCGTGAGGATAAAATTGGAGACAGGCAGTTTCAGATTCACCACAGTAACCACAGTTTTTGTTTCCAAGATATTCATTTACCCATATCTTGCGAGCCCTGTAGTTACGTTTAGAAACCTTTTTAATGGTTTCTTTGTATTTCTGATAGTGTTCTGACATAGATATATTTATATGTAAAGAAACCTATAAAAAACTAGTGTAGAATGAGTTTTTTATAAATATTGATGTAAGTTTGGAAACTTTATATTAATGAACCCATAAGGAGAAAAGAAAATGGCATTTCAAGTATCGCCTGGCGTTCTAGTCAAAGAAATTGATTTGACCAATATTGTTCCAGCAGTATCCACCTCTATAGGTGCGATAGCAGGTAGCTTTAACAAAGGCCCTGTCGGAGAAGTTACTGCAATTAGTTCGGAACAACAATTGGCATCAGTTTTTGGTACGCCTGACTCAAATAACTTTGAGAATTGGTTTACCGCCGCCAACTTCCTACAGTATGGTAATGCATTAAGAATTGTACGAGCAGAAATGGCTGGTATGAAAAATGCAGCAGTACTGACGGCAGAACTAGTAAAAAATAATACGGATTATGAAGATAGCATTTTAAATGCTGTATCGCCCGGCAGTGGTAAAACCTCTGTGGGTGAGTGGATTGCAAAAGAAGCCGGAATAGAGGGAAACTCTCTCGGCGTATCAATGTGTACGAATGCGACTGCATTTGAAGAAACATTTAGTGGAAACGCTGGTACTGCTGGTGTAACTACAGGAACACCTGTCGCTGGTGCAACTACTGTTGGAATTGACAACGGTGGTGGTTCTGCAGGCGCTGGTGGTGCATTGTTCAATGTCGGTGACATTGTTCACTTCCAAGAAGCAGATGGAACAGAGTATGAAATTACTGCAATTACAACTGACAACCTAACTATCAGACAACTAGACAACCCTAACGGTGGTGGACTAAAATCTGCTCTCGTTGCTGCGACTAATGTTCGTAGACGTTGGAAGTTCTATGACCAAGTAGATGCGGCCCCAGGCACATCCACATGGGCAACAGGCAAAAACTTAACTAATGATGAAATCCATGTTGTTGTTTATGACACAACAGGAGAAATCACTGGTTCTAAGTATGGTACTGCTGCTGGTAGAGCCGGTTCTGTGATTGAGGTATATTCTTTTGTATCACAAGCATCTGACGCCAAAACTGCACAAGGTGGAACTAACTATTATGTGAATGTTATCAATACTGCATCACTTTATATTAGATGGGGTACACACACTTCATCTTTGAACGAGGCAGGACATACCGCTTCAACAAGAGCCGCAGACGATTCTACATTTGCGTCAACTGCTGGTAAAGGTGGAGTTATTACAGACGTACTAACTGGTGGTGTGCAAACAACAAATTCAGATAGTAAACCAACAGTTGGTGAACTGGACACAGCATATCAATTCTTTGCAGACTCAGCGACAGTTGACATTAACCTCGTAATGGCAGGTTCAACTGAAGTTGGAGTTGCTGGTGCAGACGGTGTAACTCATGCAACTAACGTCATTGACCTCGTAGAGGCAAGAAAAGATTGTATCTGTTTCATCTCACCTACTAGAACTGATGTTGTAAGTGTTCCTTCATCTATCACACAAACTTCAAACGTCAAAGGTTTCTTTGACCAACTTGCAAGTTCGTCTTATGCAGTATTCGATAGTGGATACAAGTATATGTACGATAGATATAATGATGTGTATCGTTTCGTTCCACTCAATGGTGATGTTGCCGGTTTGGCCGCATACACTGACCAAGTTGCAGACGCATGGTTCTCACCTGCTGGACTTAACAGAGGTCAAATTCGTGGTGCAGTGAAACTTGCATATAACCCAAACAAGGCACAAAGAGATATTCTTTACCCTGCTAGAATTAACCCAGTTATTTCTGAGGCAGGATCAGGAACATTCCTCTTTGGTGACAAGACAGCCCTCGCAAGACCTTCTGCATTTGACAGAATTAACGTGCGTAGATTGTTCCTTGTTCTTGAAAAGGCAATTGCAAATGCAGCCAAGTTCCAACTCTTTGAATTCAACGATGACTTCACAAGAGCACAGTTTAAGAACTTAATTGAGCCTTTCTTGAGAGATGTGCAAGGACGTAGAGGTATCACAGACTTTAAAGTAATCTGTGATGAGACAAACAACACAGGTGAGGTTGTTGACAGAAACGAGTTTATTGGTGACATATACATCAAACCAGCCCGTTCTATTAACTTCATCACACTGAACTTCATCGCCGTAAGAACTGGCGTTGAGTTCTCAGAGATAGCAGGATAAGGAGAGAAAAAATGGCAACAATTGATCAATTTAAAGCTCAACTTATCGGTGGTGGTGCAAGAGCAAACCAATTCAGAGTTATTCTGAATACACCGCCAGGAATTGCAACTGGTTTACCATTGGGAACTTCATCGTTCTTTATTAAGGCAGCAAGTTTGCCTGGCCAGACAATCCCTGAAATTACTGTGAACTTCAGAGGACGCCAATTGTTCCTCGCTGGTGACAGAACATTTGAAACATGGACAACTACTATCCTTAACGATACTGATTTTGCAATCAGAAACGGTATGGAAAGATGGATGAACGGTATCAACGACCTTGATACTAATACTGGTGTTACTAATGTTACTGACTATACTGCCGATATGGTAGTACAGCAACTTGACAGAGATGATACTGTACTAAAACAGTACACTCTAACTAGTTGTTGGCCACAGGCACTTGCTCCAATCGAACTGAGCATGGACACAGTAAGTGATATTGAAACTTTTGATATTACATGGCGTTATACGTCATTTAATGCAGGCGTATAATCTAGTTTTACAAACCGACTAAATAGTTTGGTAAAATTAGGAGAACTATAGTATGGCTGAACTTTTTGGTTTCAGAATCACACGAGCAGACAAAGGGAGTGGTGATGGTTTCACCGCTCCCCCTTCTGATGATGGCACACTTGATATTGTATCAGGCGGTGGACATTATGCATCTGTGCTTGACATGGATGGGCGTGATAAAAATGAACTTGACTTAATTAGAAGATATCGTGACATTGCACAACAACCAGAGTGTGATAGTGCAATTGAAGATATTGCAAACGAAGCGATTGTCTCAGATGAAAGAGATAAATCGGTTTCACTTTCCCTTGATAGGCTAGACCTTTCCAAAAATATTAAATCTAAAATTCGTGAAGAATTTGATGAAGTTCTGCGTTTGATGGACTTCAATGCAAAAGGACATGATATTTTTAGACGTTGGTATGTAGATGGGCGTATCTATTATCACAAGGTAATTGATACAAAGGCTCCACGAAAGGGTATTAAAGAATTACGTTATATCGACCCTCGTAAGATTAAGAAGGTTAGAGAACAACGAAAAGAAAAAGATCCAAAGACAGGTATGGATATGGTAAAGGGTATTGAAGATTATTACCTTTACAATGAAAAAGGATTAGATCAAAATACTGGAACTACCAGTGGTGTAAAGATTACACAAGATTCTGTCTCATATTGTCCTTCTGGTGTTGTGGATATGCATAAGGGAACAGTCCTTTCATATCTCAATAAAGCAATTAAACCTGTTAATCAGTTGCGTATGATTGAGGATGCGTTAGTTATCTATCGTATCTCTCGTGCGCCTGAAAGACGTATCTTCTACATTGATGTTGGTAACTTACCTAAAGTCAAAGCAGAGGCTTACCTCAAAGACGTAATGAATCGTTATCGAAACAAGTTAGTGTATGATGCACGAACTGGTGAAATTCGTGACGATAGAAATCATATGTCTATGTTGGAAGATTTCTGGCTGCCTCGTAGAGAAGGTGGTAGAGGTACAGAGATTACAACTTTGCCAGGCGGTTCAAACCTTGGTGAGATTGATGATATCAAATACTTCCAGAATAAACTGTATCGTTCATTGAATGTTCCTATCTCAAGATTGGAATCAGAATCACAGTTTTCTATTGGACGCTCTGATAACATTACTCGTGACGAACTGAAGTTTACTAAGTTTGTACAAAAGCTTCGTAAGAAGTTTTCAGTATTGTTTATGGATATTCTAAAAACACAATTGGTTCTCAAAGGTGTTATTGCAATGGAAGAATGGGATTCTATGAAAGAACACATTCAGTTTGACTTCATGCAAGATGGACACTTTACAGAGTTGAAGAATGCAGAAATTCTACAGAACCGTTTAGATATGCTTGGACAGATTGAAAGTTATGTTGGTACATACTTCTCTAAAGAATATGTACGCAAAAATGTTCTTCGTATGAATGATGAAGAAATTGAAGAAGTCGAAAATCAAATTAAAGATGAAGAAGGTGGTGAAATGGGTGGAGATGACGATGGTATGTTCGCTACCAATGATCCAAAATTAGGAGATAGATAATGGATACAATAAAAGATTTTGTTAGTGCTATTGGAGATGGAGACAATCTCTCAGCAGAGACACATTTTAATAACGCACTTGCAGCCAAAGTTGGTGACGCATTGGAAACAAAAAGACAAGATGTTGCGAAATCATTCGTAACGCATCATGTACCAGAGGTAGAAGATAGTGAGTAAAGCTTTTTCAAAGTTCGCACAAGAACTTCCAGAAAAAGATGAACACAAGACATCTAAGGAGTATAAGAAGTTGTCTCCTAAGATGAAAGATGCTGTTGATGCTATTTTTAAGGAAATGGATTCTAAACCCTCAGATTTCCTAAATACTTTTGACAAAACAATAAATAGTGTTTCAAAGAAGTTTAAAGTTCCGCCAAAGAAACTTTTGGACTATTTTGAGGCAGAAGTACTATCAATTTAAGGAAAGTAACATGAAGATAATCGGAGCAGAAGAAGCGCTGGCCACTGGAAGCACTAAGGGGAAATCCCATACTGCACATTATGTGTTCAATAATGGCTCAAAACAATCGGTTACAATCAGAAACGCTGCAGATGATGGTGATACTGGTTCAATCAAAATTAATGCAAACGCTGGTGTTGTTATTCATACTGACATTGGTGTAGGGATGCGTGGTGCAACATCACTGTTTATTACACCAATAGTTTCGGCGGGGTTCTAACATGAAACTTATTGCAGAACAGATACAAGAAGTAGAGTACATCACTGAAGAAAAAGACGGTGGTGGCAAAGAAATGAAGATTCGTGGAATCTTTATGCAAGCCGACCAGAAAAATAGAAATGGTCGTGTATATCCAATGGGCGTACTTACTAAAGAAGTCGCTCGTTATAACAAAGAATTTGTTGCTGAAGGTCGTGCGTTTGGGGAACTTGGTCACCCAGAGGGCCCAACTGTCAATCTCGACAGAGTATCGCACATGATCACAAAACTTGAAGCTAATGGAAAGAACTTCGTTGGTGAGGCAAAATTGTTGTCTACTCCTATGGGGGAAATTGCGAAAGCACTAATCAAGGATGGTGGTAAACTTGGTGTCTCTTCAAGAGGCATGGGTTCACTAGAATCTAAGGGTGGTGCAAATTATGTGAAAGACGATTTCTATCTCGCTACTGCGGCAGATATCGTTGCAGACCCTTCTGCACCTCAAGCCTTCGTTGAGGGTATTATGGAAGGTAAGGAATGGGTGTGGGATAATGGTATTCTCAAAGAAGTTGAGATTGCTGGAATCAAAGATGAGATCAATGAAAGTGTAAGACGTAGACAGGAAAATGTTTCCGCTCTTGCATTTGCAAAGTTCTTGTCAAAACTTTAATCATTATAAATATGATAAGACAAACAAAACTCAAGGAGAAATCCCTATGTCAGAACTAGACAAGACAATTGAGGAACTAGAAGCGGAAGTTCAGAGTGAGCTTGAAGAGGCAGCTCAGGATACCCCTAAAAAGGGTGCCGCCAAAGGTGAATCAATGGATAAAGTAGAGGGTGAAGTCCAAGACCTCGGCGGTGCCGGTGAAGAGTCAACAGAAGCAGAATCAGGTTCAGCAAAGGCTGGAGATAAAATGAAGAAAGTTTCTGACGCTCAAACCAAGGGTGCAAAAGATGCCGGTGGTGCAGACACACCAACTAAAATTAAAGAACCTCTAGCCGCTGGTAATGAAATTGACCATGACGGTGAGGAACTAGAAGAAGGTAAAATGAAGAAAGCAGATATGCTCGCTGCAATGTATTCCGAAATGGAAAAGATGAAAGCGACAGATTTGAAAGCTTCATACGACAAAATGATGTCAAAAGAAGAAGAAAAGGAAGAAGAGAAGGTTGAAGAATCTACTCTTGAAGATAGACTTTCTTCTGTAGATGTTTCTGAAGATGTTACTGCTCTTACACAGGGTGAGGAACTTTCTGAAGAATTTAAAGAAAAGGCTGCTACAATTTTTGAAGCCGCTGTCAAATCTAAACTTCGTTCTGAAGTCGAAAGAATTGAACAAGAAAAGGTTCAAGAAGTCGCTGAAGAAATCAATACTGTTCGTGATGAGTTGACTGAAAAGGTTGACAACTACATGAACTATGTTGTAGAAGAGTGGATGAAAGAAAATGAAATCGCAATCGAGCGTGGACTCAAAGGCGAAATCGCAGAGGACTTTATCTCTGGACTGAAAGATTTGTTCGCAGAACATTACATTGACGTTCCAGATGAAAAGTACGACCTTCTAGGAACTCAGTCTGAAAAGATTGACGAATTGGAAGCAAAACTGAACGAACAAATTGAAAAGAGTGCTGAGATGAAAAAATCACATGACCTTCTAGTTCGTGAAAGTGTTTTTGCAGAAGTATCTTCTGATCTTGCTGCTACTGAAGTTGAGAAATTTAAGTCTCTCGCAGAAGAAGTAGATTTTAGTAATGAAGAATCTTTCAAGGAAAAACTCGACCAGCTCAAGGAAAGTTATTTTCCAAAAGCAACAACTGTCGCTGAATCAGTAGACTCTGAAACAGATGGTTCAGAATCTTTCGATACAACTGGTGCAATGGCCGCTTACATGGCTGCAATCAGTACAAATGTAAAGCGGGCGAAATAAAAACTAAGAAATTAGTTTTTTATAAATATTATAAGAAAACTCAATAAGGAGAAACTAAAATGTTCAAAACAGAACATCTACAGGAAAAGTGGCAGCCAGTACTAGAGCACAACGATCTTCCAGAGATCAATGACTCTTATCGTAAGGCTGTAACCACAGTAATCCTAGAAAACCAAGAAAAAGCTCTCAATGAGGACAGAGGTTTCCTCGGCGAAGCAGCCCCAGTAAACGCAACAGGATCATCTGTTGACAATTGGGATCCGATCCTCATCTCCCTCGTAAGACGGGCGATGCCTAACCTTATCGCATATGATATTGCTGGTGTCCAGCCAATGACTGGCCCAACAGGACTTATCTTTGCGATGCGTTCACGTTACAAGACTCAGGCTGGTACTGAGGCAATGTTTGACGAAGCAGAATCAGCATTCTCAGGTGCTGCTGCAAATACTAACATCCCAGGCTCTGCCGGTACTTCATCTAACGGTGAAACTAACCCAGCAGTACTTAACGATGGTTCGCCAGGTGCATTTACCGCTGACGGTGGTATGACTACTGCAACTGCTGAAGCATTGGGTGATGCGGCAAACAACGCTTTTGCAGAAATGGCATTCTCAATCGAGAAGCAAACCGTTGAAGCAAAATCAAGAGCTCTTAAAGCTGAGTACACAATGGAACTCGCACAAGACCTTAAAGCAATTCATGGTTTGGATGCAGAAACAGAGTTGGCAAACATCTTGTCATCTGAAATTCTTGCTGAAATCAACCGTGAAGTTGTCCGTACAATCTATGTAACTGCAAAGCCAGGCGCACAGACTGATACTGCAACTGCTGGTATCTTCGACATGGACGTTGACTCAAACGGCCGTTGGAGTGTTGAGAAGTTTAAAGGACTTATGTTCCAAGTTGAGCGTGATGCCAACGCAATTGCACAACAAACACGCAGAGGAAAAGGTAACATGATTATCTGTTCTTCAGATGTTGCTTCTGCATTGCAAATGGCTGGCGTACTTGATTACACACCTGCTCTTAACAACAACTTGAATGTTGACGATGCTGGTAACACTTTCGCTGGTGTTCTTAACGGACGCTACAAAGTGTATATCGACCCATATTCTGCAAACGGTGCTGCAAAACAGTACTACACTGTAGGTTATAAGGGTACTTCACCTTACGATGCAGGTCTGTTCTACTGCCCATACGTTCCACTACAGATGGTTCGTGCAGTGGGTGAGAACAACTTCCAGCCTAAAATTGGTTTCAAGACTCGTTACGGTCTTACTGCAAACCCATTTGCTGGTGGTACAACTGCTCGTCTTGGCGCACTTACTGCCAACGACAACGTATATTACAGAAGAGTACAAGTTACAAACATCATGTAATAAGAGTTGTTTTAACAACCGAAACTCAAAGGGGAGCAGAAATGCTCCTCTTTTTTCGTTATAAATAGTATAAAGGAAAAATACTATGGCAAAAATAAATCCATTACAAAGACAACCTACTAACATGGACTTTGCAAGTCCTACACAGTTTAGGTTTACATTGTTGAAGATACCTAACGTGGAATATTTTACAACAAACGTAAACATTCCTGGCATAAATTTTTCAGGTGACGCATCTATTAATACACGATTCAAATCTATTGCGTTCATGGGAGATACTATTGACTTTGAGGATTTGACTATTACGTTCTTAGTAAATGAAGATTTGTCTAATTATCGTGAAATCCATGATTGGATGATTGGTATTGGTTTTCCTAAAAACAACGAACAATTCACTTCGGCTATCGCATCAGAGGCACAAACAAACCCTGGCGAACCTTCAATAAACACACAAAGAAAAAGTGTAGGTAAACCATCAGTATTGATGAGTGATGCAACACTTACTATTCTAACTAACAAAAACAATCCAAAGGTAAGAGTAAACTTTAGTAACTGTTTCCCAACAGCTCTTACTGGTATTGACTACAATACACAAGTTACAGATACAGAACAGTTGACTGCAACTGTTACAATGAAATATGACTTGTACGAGTTTGAAAGCATATAAATATACCGAGCAGAAAATGGTTGACTTGGACACCCTTTTTTGAGGCTCTCTCGTAGAGACAATATAGTAACGCAAGTTACAACCCAATCTGCTCACTTTATACTATGGAGATATAATGAAACTTGATGAACTTCAGCAGATGGCTGAGAACGACTTGAAACAGGATGACTTAGAACTCGCAGACGAGTCTCTAAGAAACGCATCCCTTCACCAAAAATATCTTAATCACTTAAATCACTATAAACAACTTCTCATTATGAAGAGAGGTGAATATAATATTCTCAAAAGAAAAAAATGGGAATATTATTCAGGAAAATCTGACCCTGAAGTGTATCGTGATAACCCATTTGACCACAAAATACTAAAAGCAGATTTACATATTTACCTAGATTCAGATAAGGAAATGGTAGAGATGAAACAACTCATAGAATATTATGAGATGTGTGTGTCTACTTGTGAATCTATTATGAAGAATGTTTCTGATAGACAATGGAACATTAAGAATGCAATTGCTTGGCGTAAATTTGTAGATGGTGCGATTTAGTGACCACAGTCTCAAAGAAAAATGAAGTTTTTCTAAGAGTAGAGACTGAACCATCTATTGCAAGGATGTTATCAGATTACTTTACCTTTGAAGTGCCAGGCGCTAGATTTATGCCTGCATATAGAAATCGTATTTGGGATGGAAAGATACGTTTATTCTCTCCAGCCAACGGAGAATTATATGTTGGACTGTTACCCTATTTAACTAAATATCTAGATGATTTTGAAGAAGATTACACCATAAGTGAGGACTTGCAAGATGAGAAACAAATCGACAGACAAATATTGGATGGATTCATACGCAGCCTTAGACTTCGATCCAATGGAAGAGGAATTAAACCTCGTGACTATCAAGTGGCTGCAGTGGAGTACGCAATTAGAAAACATCGTGCATTACTCCTTAGTCCTACTGCTTCGGGCAAGTCTTTAATAATTTATATTCTGATACGATATTATGATATGTTGTTATCAGAGACAGAACAGGATAAGATATTAATACTTGTTCCCACAACATCTTTGGTTGAACAAATGTATTCTGACTTTATTGATTATGGATGGTTGGAAGCATATATGCAAAAGGTATATAGTGGGTATGATAGAAAAGTAGAAAAGAAACTTGTAATATCTACATGGCAATCTCTGTACAAAATGCCCAAGAGTTATTTTGAACAGTTTGGTTGTGTGATTGGGGATGAGGCCCATTTATTTAAGTCAAAATCCTTGACATCTATTCTAACTAAACTACATTTATGTAAGTATCGTTTTGGGTTGACAGGTACATTGGATGGTATGCAAACTCATCGACTTGTACTGGAAGGCCTGTTCGGCAGTCTAAATAAAGTTATTACTACAAAAGAACTAATTGATAAGAAAACTCTTGCAGATTTTTCTATTAAAGCATTAGTTTTATCTTACCCTGAAAATGAATGCAAGTTAGTAAAAGATATGAACTACCAAGAAGAGGTAGATTATATTGTGCGTCACACAGAAAGAAATAAATTTATTTTAGGGTTGACAAAGACAATAAAAGGTAATACATTAGTACTATTTCAATTTGTGGAAAAACATGGTTCTGTTTTATATGATATGATGAAAGACTTAGATAGAAAAGTTTTCTATGTACATGGTGGAACAGATACACAGACAAGGGAAGATATTCGTGCGATCACTGAGAAAGAAAATAATGCGATTATTGTTGCATCCTATGGTACTTTTTCTACTGGCATTAATATTCGTAATCTCCACAACATCGTGTTCTCTTCCCCCTCTAAAAGTCGTATTAGGGTATTGCAATCAATCGGAAGAGGCTTGCGAGTTGGAGATAGTAAAGATACCGCTACCTTATTCGACATCAGTGATGATTTTACCCACAAGTCAAAACGTAACTTTACATTGAATCACTTTTTAGAAAGAATAAATATATACAATGAAGAACAGTTTGATTATGAAATCAAAAGGATAAAAATGAAATGATTCACGATACAAAAATACTAAAATTATCAAGTGGTGAGGAAATCATTTGCAAGGTAGTTCATCAACCAGATAATGATTATATGAGTCTTGTGCAACCAATGAAATTGAGTTCTTATCCAAAGGCTACCAAGCATGGACTTGAAGAAGCACTGTCTCTACAAAGATGGATTCATTTTGCAGAAACAGACACCTTTAATGTTGCAAAATCTCAAGTTCTGGTATTAACAGAAGCCTCTTTAGGCTTAGTAAGATTTTATGAATACTGTGTTAATAAAGCAAAAAGGGAAGAAGATGAAATTCTATCCCCATCCAATCAAGAATTAAATGATATTGAAAATGAAGAGATGTGGGAAGAGTTTGGTGAACCTAACCCTAATACTATACATTAGATCTATCTATTCTCAAACCCAGCATAGCTGTTATACCAAGTTGTCAAGGGCTTGTCAATAACTTTTTGAAATTAAATGAATATTAATTTATCTATTGACATTTGAATCAAGATATAGTATCATGTATCTATTAATCGCATAAAAGCGATAAATTATGTGGAGTTATTATGGCTAAAAGAAAATCAGGAGTGCATTATGTAAACAATGCACAATTCCTAGAAGCAATGAAAGAATGGAAAGATCGTTGCAAAGAAGCAGAGGAACTAGGTGAACCACAACCACCAGTGACTAACTATATTGGTGAATGCTTCTTGAAAATTGCAAACCATCTTTCTTACAGACCAAATTTTATTAATTATACCTATAGAGATGAGATGATTTCAGACGGTATTGAGAACTGTCTACAATACTGCGGCAACTTCAATCCAGAGAAATCAAAGAATCCATTTGCGTATTTTACACAGATTATCTACTACGCATTCATTCGTAGAATTCAAAAAGAAAAGAAACAACAACACATTCGTCACAAAGTGATTGAGAATATGAATGTTGATATTCTTGCAGTCGGTGAGGATATGGAACAGACACAGTTTGTGGAGTATCTACAGAAGAACTTCCTACCAGCTGAAGATGTATATAAACCCAAAAAGAAAAAGAAAACTGAACCCAAAGGACTAGAGAAATTTTACGATGAAGATAGCGCTGATAACTGATACCCACTTTGGCGCTCGCAATGATAATCTAGCATTCAACGAATACTTTTACAAGTTTTGGGAAGATATATTCTTTCCTTATCTTGATGAGCATAAGATTGATACGATTATTCATCTTGGCGATTTGATGGACAGACGTAAGTTTGTTTCTTATAAGATTGCAAAAGATTTGCGTGAGCGTTTTATCCTACCTATTGTATCTAGAGGAATCAAGATGCACATTATGGCAGGAAACCATGATACTTATTATAAAAATACTAATGATATCAACTCACTCTATGAACTACTAGGCGGGCCAGGAGAAGAAAAATATCCAGGCATCCAATGTTATGATGGGCCATGTACTGAAGAGTTTGATGGAACTGGTATTCACTTTATGCCGTGGATTTGTTCTGATAACTATGAGCGTTCCATGAGAAGTATCGAAATGACTTATGCACAAGTTTGTATGGGGCATTTTGAAATCAATGGTTTTGAAATGCACAAAGGACACTTCTCAGAAAACGGTTACGATAAGAAGTTTCTAAATAAGTTCGATACTGTGTTCTCTGGACACTTTCACAAGAAGTCTGATGATGGCCATGTGTACTATCTTGGTAACACATACCAGATGACTTGGAGTGATGATGGATGCCAGAAAGGGTTTCATATCTTTGACACCAACACCAGAGAACTAGAACGTATCGTCAATCCTTATACTATATTTGAAAAAGTATATTATGATGATACTACTACAAATTATAATGACTTTGACATCTTGACATTAAGGGATAAGTTTGTTAAAATAGTAGTAGTAAATAAAAAAGACTTGTATCAATTCGATAGATTTATTGATAAAGTTCTTGGTGAGTCTGGAGCCCATGAGGTAAAGATTGTTGAGGACTTTAGTGATTTGGATGCATCGAATGTTGATGATGCAATCATTGAGAATGCAGAGGATACTATGACTCTGTTAGAGCGCTACATTGATGAACTTGATGTAGATTTAGATAAGAAAAGATTGACTAGTATGATGAAGTCACTTTATGTAGAAGCGAGCGACTTGGAACTTTGATTACATTTAATAAAGTAAGGTGGAAAAACTTTCTATCCACTGGAAATCAATTCACTGAAATACAGTTGGACTATGCTCCAACTACACTAATTATTGGAGAAAACGGAGCCGGTAAATCTACCATTCTGGATGCGCTTTGTTTTGTCCTGTTCAATAAACCTTTCCGTAATATCTCAAAATCACAACTCGTGAACTCTGTCAATGGTAATGGTACTATTGTTGAGGTAGAGTTTAATGTGAACAATAAAGATGTAAAGGTTGTTCGTGGTATCAAACCAAACAAGTTTGAAGTTTGGATTGGTGGCACTATGATAAATCAAGATGCAAATGCAAGGGATTACCAGAAACATCTAGAACAACAAATCTTAGGATTGAACTATCGTTCTTTTACACAAGTTGTTATTCTTGGTTCGTCTACCTTTGTTCCTTTCATGCAGTTATCCACTAAGGCCCGCCGTGAGGTTGTTGAAGATATCCTAGATATCAAGATTTTCTCACTGATGAACTTTCTCCTCAAGAACAAAAACAAGTCTCTTGTAGAGGATATTCGTGAGGTTCAGTATAACTTTGATTTGACAAAAGAGAAGGTTACACTGCAAGAAAAGTTTATTGAAGAAGTTGTAAATAATAAGTCAGCAATTATTGCAGAGAACCAACAAAAATTATGGGATAATAAAAGTACTATTGACTTCAGAAGAGATGATGTTAAAGCATTAGAGATTGATAATGAAAATCTATCTTATGATGCAGAAGAGAAAGCGAAATTAGAACAGAAACTAAAGAAACTAACTCAAACAGAAGCAGCCCTTCAGAACAGGAAATCTGAACATGACCGTCAAATCCAATTTTTCCAGAACAACGATGAATGCCCGTCTTGCGAACAACCGATTACAGAATCAACTAAGCAGACGCAGATTGAATCCAGAACCACAAAGATCGGAGATATCGAAAACGGTATCGCAGATTTACAAAGAATGGAATCAGAAGAACAAGACAGACTCCAATCAATCTTAGTAGACTTAGAAACTATTCGTAAGAATGATGTTGAGAAAGCCAAGATACTTTCTTCTATTTCAGAACTAGAAAAGTTCAATGCAAAACTGGAAAAAGATATTGAGGCATATAAGAATGGTTCTGTGTCAGAAGAAGATAGATTGAAACTTGCCGAACTTAAAGGACAAATTAAGTCGGTTGAAGAACAAAAAACTAAGTTGAATGAAGATAAGTTTTACATTGATGTTGCCCGTAATCTTTTACAAGATAGTGGTATTAAGACAAAGATTGTAAAACAATATTTGCCTATTATGAATAAGTTGGTGAATACATATCTATCGTCTATGGATTTCTTTGTCAACTTTAATATTGATGAAAACTTCAATGAAACAATTAAGTCACGTTTCAGAGATGAGTTCTCTTATGCATCATTCTCAGAAGGTGAGAAGATGCGAATTGATTTGGCACTTCTATTTACATGGAGAGCCATTGCAAAGATGAAAAACTCTACGAATACGAATCTACTAATACTAGATGAGATATTTGATTCATCTTTGGATAATACTGGTACTGATGATTTTCTAAAGATTTTGAATACATTTGACAAACAGAATGTATTTGTTATATCACACAAACAGGATATGTTGTTTGATAAGTTTAGAAACATTATTCAGTTTAAGAAAGAAAAAAACTTTAGTAGGATGGTATAATGGATCAAAGTGAACGGTTTAAAGAATTACTAGAAGAAATGAAAAAGACACACGATGCAAAGCGTCACGACTATGCAAGTGTGGAAGATATATTTGCAAACTTTAGAACCTGTGAGATGGGTGGTATCCCAGCATGGAAGGGATGTTGTGTTCGACTAGGAGACAAGTTCAGCCGTATTATGGGGTTTGCAAAGAAAGAACTACTTGAGGTTAAAGATGAGAGTATCAAGGATACACTTATTGACATGGCCAACTATGCTTTGATAGCATTAATTCTTTATGAGGAATATAAGGATGGGAAAAAGAAGTGATTTTGAGAGGGTGGAAAGAGATTTCTATCCTACTCCTATAGAGGCAGTAAGGCCTCTTGTTCCCCACTTACCAAAGAAAGGATTGTTTGCAGAACCTTGTGCTGGTGATGGTAGACTGATTCGACACATAGAAGAACTGACAGAACTATTAGGGTACTGGATGACTGACATAGAACCTATGGCAGACTTTGTTGGTGATGGGGATGCAATGACTGATAAGATTGTGGGGTGTGATGTTTGCATAACAAATCCGCCTTGGAATCGTAAGATACTTCACCCCCTTATTGTAAATCTATCTGACCAGTTACCGACATGGTTGTTGTTTGATGCAGATTGGATGCATACGAAACAAAGTATAGAATTCATGCCTAGGTTGAGGAAGGTAGTCAGTATCGGCCGTGTGAAGTGGATAGAAGGTAGTAAGAGTACAGGTAAGGACAATTGTTGTTGGTATCTGTTCGATAAACCAGATGGTGAATGGCCAACACAATTTTTTGGAAGAAACTGAAAAAAAGTTATAAAAACATCTTGACTTTTGTTATAAGAACGTATATACTGTATAAGTAAAGTGAGAAAACAAAGTCGTTAGGAGACAAATATTATGGCACATGAACTTGAAATCGTAAACGGAAACGCACAAATGGCATACGTTGGTGACGTTCCTTGGCATGGACTTGGTACTAAGGTAGAGGCTGACCTCACACCTGGCCAGTTCCAAAAAGTTGCTGGACTTGATTGGGAAGTAACTAAAGAAAAACTTGTTACCCCACAAGGTGCAATCGTGAAGAACAAGGAAGCACTTGTTCGTACATCAGACAACTCAGTACTTGATGTTGTTGGAACTGGATGGAATCCAGTACAAAACTCAGAGGCATTTGAGTTCTTCCACGACTATGTAATGGCTGGTGATATGGAGATGCATACTGCTGGTTCATTGAAGAATGGACAACTTGTATGGGCTCTTGCAAAAACCAAAGAGAGTTTTGAACTCTTCAATGGTGACTTGACAGAGAACTACTTCCTGTTCACTAACCCTCACCAGTTTGGTAAGGCACTAAACATTCGTATGACACCAATTCGTGTCGTATGTAACAACACCCTCACATTGTCTCTGTCACAAGACACTGACAAGATGGTTACTGTAAATCACCGTAAGGCATTTGATGCCGCTGAGGTGAAAGAACAGATGGGTATCGCTCGTGAGAAAATGGAACAATATAAGTCAATGGCTCAGTTCCTTGGTAGTAAACCTGCCACTGGTGATAATGTTATCCAATACTTCAATGAAGTGTTTGGTGCGCCTGCGAAAGAGAAAGTAGACAATGTTCTTCCTTTCACTTCTCGTAATGCCAAGATTGCAATGGAAAACTTGCAGACACAGCCAGGGGCAAACTTTGCTGAAGGTTCTTGGTGGCAGGCATTTAACTCTGTAACATACATGACTGACCACTTACAGGGTCGTGAAGGTGACTCACGTTTGCAGTCTGCATGGTATGGACGTAACCGTAAGGT